CGCTCTGCATCGCTCGCCTGAATGCGCGGTTGCATGCTGCGGACCACTTCGCTGGCCGCCCCCACGCCGACACGCGCATCCACTTCTTTGGTGATATGCCCGCGCACGGCGAGGATGTCATCCGCATCCATCTGGCCGCTGTACTTCTTCAGATAGGTATCGGCATAGGCGGGATCGTTCTGCTCAAGGGCGGACATGAGCGCAATCTTGTGGCCGTTACTGGCCAGCTTGCGTGCCTGCGCATCTTGCCATTCCGCCGACTTGCCGAGTAGCTGGGCCTGCCGGTATGTCTCGGCCTTGATGCGCTCGACAGCAGCATTCACCGCTTCGGGGTTTCTCCAGTTAAGGCCGATGTCGCGCATGGCCGTGCTCTGTACGCCGTCAGAAACAGATAGCGCGTAGGTCTTGAACTCGCCCGCCTCGTGCTGGATAGCCTGCCCCTTAAACTGTGTCAGCAGGTTATTCGAGTGCATGGCGAAGGCTTGCCGCTGGGCGTCGTTGCCCAGCGTGCCAGCGATTTCGGAAATATGGTTCTTCAGCGTGTCGCCATACTCTTCAGCAAGCGGCTTGCCATCCGGTCGCTCAAGGGCATTGATGCCGCGCAGGTTGGTGAAGCCGGCATCCTTGTCATAGGCCAGTTTTAGCGACGCTTCTTTCGCCTTGTTGAGGGCATCATCGACGCGCAACTGATTGGCGCGCTGCTGCATGTCCATCGTGATAGCGCTGATGTCGGCGCCGGCTTGCTGGAAGCCCTGCCCCATGCGCTGCAATTCTTTGCCGGCCTCGGGGGTGGGGTTGTCCGCCCGGCCCTGTGGCGTATAGCCTGGCGCTTCCGCCATCGGGCCGCCGACGCGCTGCTGCGGTGCCGTGTTGGGGGTTGCTTGAAACTGGTCGTATGTCGGGACTCTGGGCACGTTAATTCATCCTGCTAGATTGATACCAAGACTTCGCCACGGTGCCGGCTGAAGACATCAAGGAACTCGCCCCCGCACCGAATACGCTGGTATCGACGCCGCGCTGCGGGGCATTGGTATTACGCGCGGCCACGCTGCCGAACTCGGCGGAAGTTTCATAGTTGAGGGCTTGCTGGTTGGCGTTGTTCTGCGCTTCGGTGCCCTGCATGCGATAGCCCCACGCCGAGCGCACGGCATTGGCTTCGAGCGCGGTCTTATCGACTTCCTTCATAATTTCGGTCGATGCCTGCACTTCGGCGGCATTGCCAGATCCAAGGTCGATACCGTTGGCGGCCATCGTCGCGCGCTGGGCGCTTTTCAGATTGCCGGCGCGCATGGTCAGCGCACCGACTTGCCGCTCGCCCTGATAGAGGACCGACTGCGCGCCGAGTTCGGCGATTCGGGCATTCGTATCGCCTACGAATTTGGCGTGTTCAGCGTTGAGACTGGCGACGTTGCTTTGATAGGTCAGGGTTTGCTTCTGACTTTTCGCGTTGATTTCGCCCATGTCGGCCTGAAACTTGCGCTGTTGGTTCTGCGCTCTGGCCGCTTGCATCGCGCCCAGCGCGCTGATAATTCCGCCGATGGCACCGAACGCGCTGCCAACATCGGCCGCCGTTGTCGCTGCCGGTTGAGTCTGCTGGATAGACGGGTAAAGGAGTGTTGCCAGAGCCATGCTTATCCCCAAAGTAATGGCAGCACGTTACTGCCACCATTACTTACTACGCGCACCCCGTCAGCCGCCCATTGCCAACTCGGCGGTGATTGAAACAACAGTCAGGGGCAGCGGATCAGACTGGCGAACAAAGGCCTGCCCGTTATCCGCCCAGGATGGCGTGAGCACGATCTGGATTTCTTCGCTTTTCAGCGCGGGGGGTGCGCCGTAGTTTTCCGCCTTGCGCTGCTTGGCCTCGACCAGTTCGTACTCGGACGGACCAACAAAAATACCGCTTGAGCGGAATACGCGCAGCCATACCTTGTTCACGTTCTTGACGTGCCCCTGGCCAAAGCTGCCGTCTTGCAACATCATCGTTGCCGGCAGGGTCTGAAGGTCGGCGATTATCGGCAAGCCGATCTGGATCTTGCTCGCCTCTTGATCGAGCGTGATGCTGCCCCCTGTGACGACACGCTGCGGATGCACTGCCCCGTCGGCAAGAATATTGACGGTCTTGCCCTCAAGGTGACTCAGCCCGGTGATAACGTCGGCCGGCACGCCGCTATACGTCGCCCCGCAATCGACGAAGAAGGCGTCGGCCTGATCGACAAACTGGCGAGAGTGCAGGCGTTCGACGTAGCGCACGCTGCTGCCGTTGATGGTGCGCCGGACGATCACGTAAAGCACGTCCTCGCCCCCTTCGGCCACCGTTGTGCAGGACTCGAACACGCCGTCAGTATCGTGCTGGTGCCACGCGCCGATCTGCTGTTCCGGTACGTAGGTCAAGCCCAGCAGCTTGCCGCTGGTACTGACGAACCAGACAATCGGCATCGGTGCCTTCGAGTAGGACATATCCACTACGTCATACGTGTCGAACAGATGCGGCGCGCGCAGTGACAGGTCGCCCGTGATAAAGCCGTTTGACTGCCAAGAGTAGGCCAGTTCGCGCACATGGCCGCCGCGTGCGGCACCATAGATCAGGGTGTTATTGATGATGGCCGGTTGCACGTTCGACGCCCCGACGTAGGACTGTGGCCGTACACTGATCGTCGTCGGCGTGATGGCATCCGAATTGACCGAAGTAACGCGCCATTCTGCCGAACTGGTCAGCAGCAGCAACTGCGTCAGCGGTACGATATGGCGGATGGTGTTGGCTTCGCGAGCTGCGACACGGAACGAAATCCGGTCATCGTCACGAATTGGCAGCGAGTACGACATGCTCGACTCTGTGCCACTTTTCGTCATCCAGATATTCTGTGGCTTGTTGATCGTACCGGCCAGGCATCGCCGCTGCTCAAAGTAGGACACCGCGCCGGGGTACTCGCCGGCCGCATTGAACACGGTTTCATAAGTCGGCGGGGTCTTTGAGAAGTCGGCAGAAATATTGTCATCGACAATCGACAAGCCGGCAGTCTGCCCGATATAGCCATACAGGCCGCCCTGTTGTTTATAGACGTTGTAGCGCGCTGCGCCGGCCACCGCGCCCCATGAGATAGAGACAGTGCAGCCAGTCTCGAACAGGTTACTGGCCACGCTGCCGACACCAGACGCGGAAGATTCAGCCACGCCGTCGGCGTCGACCGCAGTGACGACATAGTAATACGTGTACTTTGTCACCGTGCAGCCGGCCGTCGTGACCGTTGGCGCGCCGGGGGCGGCCAGCAAAGAGGCGAAGGCGATAGTGCTCAGTTGCCAGTTGGTGGCCCCCAGCCGTCGCAACTCACGCGGCGCATAGTTGGGGTGCACCAGAGTCAGCACGTCCGCCGACTGGACGAAGTGGATATCGAATAAATCGGCTTCAGCGTAGGGGTTGGCCACCTCATAGGGCACGCCGGGCGATGCTTCGAGCGTAGCCCCTTGCGTATGGAAACGGAAATACCCAGCCCCCAACTCGATGGCCATTGTCTGCGTCGTTGAGTACGTGAAAGGGATCAGTCGGGTTTTTTTAGTCGAGTCTTTGACGGCACGCACGAACTCAAAGCCGGGGCGATTTTCGGCCGGGCCTTGCGGTTTGCAAATGAAGTTGCGGCACTTGGCCAGGCCGCTCTGATATTTGGCATCATCAATGCGGCCGAACATTTCGGGCGAGACTTCGCCGCCTGCGAAAGCACGTTGTAGCGTTCTGGTGGTGGCCATGATTAGCGCCCTGCCATCCACGGCACGCTATGCGCGGCCGTCACTTTGCGCTGATTGGCGTCAGACTCGGCGGCTTTGGCCAGATAGGACTGCGCCATGCCTGCGCAGCGTTTTGCTTCTGCCGCGCCGGCATCGCCCTTGAGGATAGGGCCGGCCAACATGCTGGCTAATTGCCACGACAGTGCGAGCACGAAGAGGGGCGGGAAGGTTGTGGTATCCGTGACGTGCGCGATGAAGCGCACGCTGGCGGCTTCCGTGTTGCTCAGGATCAGCACGCTGCCATCGGCTGCCCCCTCTATTTCGTAGTCCTCACCATCGGCGTCTGACGATGCGCCTGCCGGTAGCACCGCGAGCAGCTTGAGGGTCAGGGACGGCGCAGCGTATGCGTAGGACCACGACCAGCTTTCCGCATTCAGCAGGGCGAGATTGGCGCGCCGCGTGGCGAATTTCCAGTGATGTAATTCAAGCAGGGCGTCGCGAGCCATCGGGTAGAACCGGGCGCAATGTTCGGCCTGCGCTGATCCTTCCGGGGGGTCAATGCTGGCCACTGTTGCGTTATCGCCCAGGTGCGAGAGGGCCAGATTGCAGATGTCGATTTCGCTTGCCATGCCGTGCTCCTAAAAATACGGGGGCCGAAGCCCCCGTTATTGCTTCCGTTGCGAAAGCGGTTACACCAAGTCTTTGCCGGTATCGTTGGCCTTGGGCTTTTTGCTCTCGACCTTTTCAACCGGTACGAACCACGATGCCTTGCTGCCTTCCGGCACTTCGAATTCGTCGCCCGGTTCGCGCAATTTGCCGAAGTACCCTAGCTGCTTTGCGATAACTTTCATTTAGTCACCTATCAGGAGATTTTGGGGCTGTCAGGATAGGCACGGTTAGCTTGCACGCCAGTAACGACCTGCGCCGAGAACTTGCCGGTGGTCAGCGGGCCGGTTGCTACGGTGTAATAAACCCGAACATAACGGCGATGCTGTGCCGGCATCGGAATCAGCACCTGCGCACCCAGCGGCAGCGCGGCCTTGCCGATGGGGGCGGTAACAGCGACATCGGCGAAGGTGGAGTTATCCGCCGAGTCTTGCACCGAGAAGGCCACGGTCGCAGCACCAGCAGCGGCAGCAGCCTCGTCGACGGTGATAGCGACGGTAGTGTTTTGATTCAGCCCAGAGTTAGGATTGACCTGGCCGAAGTCGATAACATCGGTCGAGGCGGCCGAGGCAGTAACGACCTGCTCAGAAGAGACTTGCAGAAGTTTGTCGATAAACATGATCTTGTTCCTTGTAGGTTGGTGGGGGCCAAAGCCCCCTGTCCATTACGCGCCGACGACGGCTTCGGTGTTGAGGATGGCGTCGGTACGACGTACCGGAATGCCGTCGAATGCCAGCACTTTCTTACCGGCCACTTGTTCCAGCGTCAGATTCACGTTCGACTTGTTGGTGATCTGGCGACGCAGGAAGCTGCGCACCTTGCGGTTGCAGTAGATTGCGGCACGGCCCATGCCCAGATTCGGGATAAGCTCGATGGCTTGGACAATCAAGTCGATCAGGTCGGCACCAGAGGCGGCGTTTTTGGTCAAGTCGGACACATCGATATTGCCGATGCGAACCACATAGCGCCAGTCGCGCAAGGTCATACCGGTATCCCACTTGTAATGGGTGCGATAGCCTTGGTAACGGCCGCCTGCCGCATCAATCAAAGTGTCTTCGCCGAGGTCGCGGGATTGCAGACCGGCAGCGGAACCCTTCGGGTAGATGGCGTGCAGGGTGTTCGGCCCCCAGACAACCAGCCAGATCGAGGTGTTATCGGAACCGACACCGCCACCCGACAGGATGTTCTGGCCGTTTTCGGCGGACAGGCTGTTGAAGCGCGGGGTCAAGCCCATGAACTTTTCCGGGTCAAGGCTGGAATCGCCGTAGATGAACGCGGTAGAAAGCGTCTGGTTGATGCCTTCGATAAAGGCGCGATCTTCGGACAAACGCCATGCGGCCGAGTTACCGTTCAGGTCGGCCAGCGACTTGTCGACTTCGGCGTAGGTTTCGAGCATGCCCATAGAGTCCTTCACCGTAACGGTGCGGGATTTCTCGGGCTGCACGCCGTAGTTCAACTTGCGCCAGGTGCCAGAAGGCAGGCCGGAACGAATGGTCGTCTTGTGCTCAGTGAAACCGTTGGCCTCGATGAACGTCATGTCATCAAGGATTTCATTGGTTTCCGCCAGCATTTCGACAATGTTCGGGTCGATCTTGCCGTCGGCAGTCATTCGGCTGGCGATGTCTGCCAGGGTCGGATTGGTAGAGGAAAGGGTAGGCATTTAAATCTCCTTACGGATTCATGTTGCTGTTTGAATAAAGACGCTGGGCACCACCAGAGCTATTCGCCCCACGAGCACCAGACACAAAACCATCTTCACTGATTGCCTTGCCGGCGCGGACCATGAACCGAATTACGTCCGGGTGATTGCCCAGGCCGGAATCGTTCAGCAGTGTTTTCAGTTCCGGGGAACCGAAGGCGTCGAGCGCTTTCTTGGCGGATACCAGCGATTCGTCGAGCTTGTCGCCCCCGAACTCAGCGTCAGCCTTTGCCGCTTCCGCCCACTCGTTGCTGGCCTTTTGCAGGGCTTCAGTTGACGACTGCGTGCGCTTAACATCAAGCTCGATCAACTTCTGCGCCTGCTCCTGCGTCAGGTTGAGTTCTTTGGCGAGGCCTTTGAACTCCCCGACCATATCGCTGGACTGGTCGTAGTTTTCGGGAACGGTGAAAGCCTCATAGGCTTCCGGTGCGCCGATTGCTTTGGCCTGTTCGCCGACTGCTGCCTGCTGGCTTTCAGTAGTTTGTACTTCAGTTGTCGCGCCTTCCGTGGTCGCTTGCACTTCCGTGGTCGTTGCGGCTTGCTGCTGTTCGGCGCCTGTGGTGTTTTGGCCTTCAGTTGTCAGCGTGTCATTACTCATTCTTTCGACTCCTTGAGCATTTCGGTATAGCGTTCGGCGCAATGGGTTGTGATCTGCGCCATAAGCCTCAAGCCCTCGTTACGCATGCCCTCGTTAAAGGCCATGCTCAACGCATTGGTATTGAAGGAAAGACGCCACACCCCTGCACGTTCAAGCACTCGGCACACGAAACGGCGGCCGCGCTTGTTACTCATCAACCACTTCAGATCGTCAATCTCAACCTGCTGCGCGAGCTTTGCCCGGTCGCTGTTGTCAGCGTGGGCGCGCTCTTGCGATTGCAGATCGAAAGGGTCTGAGTGGTTCATGCTGGCAATTTATGCGGATCGTCCGGCGATACGCGCACCCTAGCGGCGCAACCTGCGCCGTGCGCGCAACAGCCATTCAGTGACGACCGCGACGACTTCGCCGAGCAGGCTGCCCAGCGTGGTGTAATGCTTGGCCTTGAAGTGCTTGGCCTTGAAGTGGTTAAGTGCCATCAACCGTTACGGCCGTGCGGTTGCCGCTGGCATCGACCGTGCTCGTCACCCGGACAGTCGTGCCATCAAGACCGACAAATTCCTCAGTGCCAGTGCCGGCGCCGGACACCTTGCCGGACAGGACGGCCCCGTAGATACGCATTGCTTGTTCTGCGGTAACGCCCGCCTCGATCACGTATTCCCAAACAGCCTGCGCCAAAGCGTTGAGGTCGACGCCGCCACTTGAGGCGGTGTTGATGGCATTACCCATTGTTCCCGGCGCGTTGTATGCCGCCTTTTGAGACTGCCAAACCTCTTGAGCAATATCGAAAGCTGACGGCCTTGAGCCGGCATCGATAACCGCCCCCATGCTGCCGACGCCTTTTGTTGTACCGGTCAGCGTACCGATACCGGTAATCGTCGCGGCCAGTGTTGCGCCCATTTCAGAGTCGGCGGTCAGCGTGCCGACACCGGTAACTGTTGCGCTGATGCTACCCAAACCGATAGCACTAGACGACACGCCGCCCTCGCCTCTCAGCGTTGCGCGAATGAAATCGGTTTTGGAGATCGATGGATAGAGGGCGCGGAAGGCATCCGTAAAACCTTGCGGCATCGACACCAGCTTGCCGAAGCGAAGCCCGTTGTCTCGCCTGTGCGCAAAGTTGTTGTTGAGTATCAGCCCGTTGGTGCGCAGATACCCAGCAACAGGCTTGAAGGCTCTCCAAGGAACTTGCGCGTTGAGCAGCATCTTAGCCCCAGGTTGTTTTGAACGAGCCGGTTACTTGCTGGCCTACTGTGGCCGCGCCGCCGATCTGGATGAACATGCCGAGGCAAGCGTTATCATAGAGGCGCTCCCCAAGAACCCACTCAAGCAGGGTCGGCATGTTGGCAACGGCCAGCGGGATTTCCTCAATCGGGCGATGCAGGACAAACGCGCCGACGCCAGAGGTTGCGCCGGTATTGACGGCGTAGGACGTAATCTGACGAACACCAATATCCGGCGATGCTTTCGGCATGTAAGGGCCACCGATGGTAATAGCCGTGTTGGTCTGCCCATAGAGACAGCCGATAGGCGTCGCCGTGGCCGGTGCGTACAGGCTCGACGGTGCTGCCTGAGAGTTGCCGGCTTCGTCCAAGTAGGTCGGCGTGATCTGGCCGTTACCTGCGGTGGTTGCCGTGGTGACAATCAGCGAACACTCGACGCCATTCGCGTTCGTCATTCGGTCGTCGCCAGTACCAGTCCAGACAGGGTGGTTACTAAGGGCGGTCGGAGCGCCCGTAAGAACGCAAGACGGGTAAATGTGAATGATGTCGGTCAGCAGAATGGTTGCCGGGGCAAGCGTAGCGCCACCAGTAACAGCCATTGCCGAGAGAAGATGGCGAAGGTCTGTCGCCACATCCTGACCAACAGGCAAGCTGCCGACTCGCGTCTTGTCGCAAGCGATACCTGCGCCGGCTGTTCCGGTCAGAACCATTGCGCCGCCAGTGCCGCCACCGGACAACATTTCATGCCAGCGGCCAGCGGCGGAGGTTGCGCCAGTTTGCACAGTGCGGTTCCAGTTGATGCGGCTGCGCTTACCTGCGGTTCGCGCTGCGATGATTGCGTCTAGTCCGTTGAAGGCCATTTGTTATTGCTCCTGCCATACGAGGTTGCCAATAGGAACCTGCGGATTGGTGTTAGCGAAAAACGAATATGGTGATGTCAAGGCGCCCGTGGCGATAACTGTGCCCGCGCCGCTTGGGTTTTCACCGACGGCGATATGCGAAGCGGCAATAGGAAACGTGCCGGCTGTTGCGTTACCAAACTGAAGCAAGTTCTTGTTGCTCAGTGATCCGCTTGCTGCGACAGTGAATTCGCCGGTCACGTTGTTCCGCAGGAGGGGGATTCGCGCATAGCCCGTATAGGCCACCTCGTTCGTCGTTTGATCGCCACCCAGGCCAACCGCGCCAGTGTGCAACGATGCGTAAAGGATGGTCGCACTGGCCCAACTCGGCGCGACGTTGCTTGCCATCCAGTTCATTACGTCGTTCGCGCTTTGCGTGGTTTTAGATGCCATGATTAGGCTCCCTTAACTTTGGCCAGGTAAGCGCGGACCTTCTCGGCTTCCTTCTCAAGTTCTGCCAGTGCATCGGCAGCAACCTGACGACGGCCTTCTGCTTCGGCAGCCGCATCTTCGGCCTTCTTGATCGTGTCGCGCGCCGCCTCAGTAATCTTGTCGGCTTCGGCCTGGGCGTTTTCTAGCTTTGCCCGCGCCGTGCCGAGAGCATCCGCTGCGGCAGCATCGGCTTCGGCGCAGACTTGTGCGGCCTTGGCGCCGGCTTCCTCAACGATGTGCTCCGCTTTAGCCTTGGCGGCGTCGACCGTGCTCTTGATAGCTTCGGCCTCGCGCTTGGCAGCATCGACGCGCGCCAGCGCTTCCTGTTCTGCCTGTTCCACGCTGCCGATGCGGTCAAGGACTTCGACCACTTCGCCTAGTGCCGAGAACATGCGGTGCAGCTTCTTTACTTCGTCGGCGGCTTTCAATGTCTTGTTCATCGTGCTGCTCCTTTCAATAGCATAATCACGGTCAGCGCTGTGCTGCCGTCGCCAGCGGTGACGACCGGGCGAATCCAGCGCACCAGTTCGACAATGGCCTCGATCTTGGCCGTGTTGATATCCAGCGCATTGCCTTGCGGATCAGTCAGCGGTGCGTAGTTGGTGCCGTCCAGGCTGCCCTCGATACGCACGTTACCGCCCGCCCCGAATACCCCGAATACCTGCACCGAGCGGTCGGCAAAGTTCGCCAACTCAATCGGCTGGCCGTCGTCGCCGTTCTGCATGGCCGGCCAGGTGGCGACGACGCAGGTATGGTGCAGAGACTCGGGCACGTTCTTTTGTACTTGGATCATCTTCAAACTCCTTTTAGGTGTATCCGCTGAAGGCGCGGGTCACATCGGTCAATGCGTTCTGGCCAGAGGTATCGGCTGCGCCGAGTTTCTGCGCGGTATCTGCGGCTTGGTTTATCTGTTCGGCCTGCGCTGCTTGGGCTTGGGCCTGTGCCCGTTGCTGGCGGATCAGGGCAACCTGTTCGCCCGGCACTATCAGTTCGGGGTCGATGCCCAGCATGTCGGCGTAGGCATCCGCCCAGCGGTCGGCATCCAGTTTGTCGAGCACGTCGGGCTTGAGCTGCGCCACTGCGCCCAGGTTGCCGACGAAGCGATCCACCGAGTTGGTGGCAATCGCCCGCTGCGCCTGCGCCAGCATGCTGACAAACTCGACGTTAAGATCCATGCCTTGCAGTTCTTCGGGCGGGGGCGGCACGATACCGGCTTCAACCATGCGGCTGAAGGTCATTTCGATCAAGGGATCAAGAATCTCGTTGTGCAACCGCTCAAGCACAGGGCCGAGCATCAGCAGCTTTTCCTCGTGCCGTTCAGCCACTTCGGTGGCGGTCATGTTCGGATTGTTGCCATTGGCCAGCATCAGGAATAGGTCGGCATAAAAAGCGCCTTTGATGCGCTCGCGTACGTCCTGAATGTCGGCCAGCAAGTGGCTCAGGTCGATATTGACCTCGAAGGCCGAGCGGATGCCGCCTTGCGGCGAGGCAGAATCGACGAACGTAACACCGCCCGGCAGCATATCCACGTCGCGCGACTTGAGACTGGTAGGCGCTTGCAGCGGTGGCTTGGTCTTGTAGTCGATGCCCTGCGCCTTGCGTAGCTGCTCGTGCTGCAACTGCTTGATGTCGCCCAGCGCTTCCATGCCCGGGCTACTGCCGTAGATGTCGCCGCCCGAGGTCATCCAGCGAGGGCACAGTGAGGGGAACTCCTTGAACCCTGACTCGCGCAGGAATTGGCCGTCGGCATTGCCCGGCTCAAAGTAGCACGAGCGCCAAGCCATGTTCTTGCTGTCCCGCTTGTTCGGGTCGCGATCTGTGCGCGGCTCGATAGCGTGGATCACCGGCACCCACGTTTCAAAAGCGTTACGATCGTACAGGCTTCGCACCGTTCCGCTGCAATTCTTGTACCCAAATTCACCGACCATCTGCGCCACGGTCATCTGGAAATCACGATACAGCGTATTAACCTTACCGCGATGATCTGTGGCCATCGCGTACTCGCCCACGGTCAGCGGGTGATGGTGGATGATGCTGTCGAAATCAGGGACGACGATGCTGCTGGCCGTACCGAATGCGCCGAGTTCTTCGTACATCGAATGCAGCGCGCGGTAGGTATTGGACTTCGAGAACACCATCTGCATGATGCGGGTTACATCGGCCAGCCATGCCTTGACAGCGGCAGACTCGTCAAGCGCAGGATCTGAGGTCGTCAGGCGAAACCACGGCCTGGCCGGGCTGGTCATGCCGGCCATCATGCCGGCAGCGAGAACGCGCAAGGCGCGGGTGCCGGTCGAGTCGTAAATGGTATTGTGCTTCTTGTCGCCCTTGTTGCGATCTGTGGCAAGGAAACGACCAGAGCGCGGCAGCAGATGCTCACTGATTTCCCGCCAGTGCGCATCCCAGCTTGAGCGCTCAGACTTGAGCGCCCCGTGGCGTTGTAGCAGCTTGTCGCGCTTGGTCAGTTCGGCCATCAGGCTACCGCCTTGCTATCGCGACGATTAGCGCGCTGGGTCTTTGCATCCGCCCACCGGCAGTTACCCGGCTCGTAGTTGCCGTTCACGTCAATACGGTCGATTGTTGTGCCTTCCGGTCGTTCGCCCATGTCGGCTAGAAAGTTGGCAAAGGACTTCCATTGTTCGCAGACCTTGATTCCCCGGCCGCCGTAATCCTTGAATTTGGAATGCGTCGCGCGCCCACAACGGCCAATCATCCCGTACCAGGAGTTGTAGGTTTTGGTTCCGTGCATGCCGTGCGTTGTGCTGCTGGCTAAGAGCACTTCTGCGTGAAGGCAGCCACACGATTGTGTGTGCCCACTAGATAGCCTCTTGCCCTGCACAAGCGTGTCTTTTCCGCAGTCGCACCAGCAATTCCACATTGTTCTGCCGGCTTTATCGCTCTTGGAGCGGGACAGCACGAAGAGGCGGCCAAAGCGTTTATTGGTTAAGTCGGCGGCTTTGGTCATCACATGCCCAATAGGGTATTTTTACCCAATGAGAGTTGATCCATCGAAACGCCTTGCGGCCCGGTCAGCATGGTGCCGGAAGCGCCGGACTTACCTGCTTGCTGCGCGGCCGAGAGGATGCCGGCAGTGTCGGGGCGCTTGGCTGCCGCCTTGTTGGTAGCCTCTTCTGCCGTCTTCATCTGCTTGGCGGTCGTGGCTTCAGCGGTTGCCTGCGCATCCTTCTGTTGCTGCAATGCCGCATCTTGCTGCGCGGCAGTTTCAGCAGCGGCCTGCTTCTGCTGCGCCAGTGCTTTCTCGTTTTGTGCTTGTGCTTCTTTCGCGTTGCTCTTGGCATCGGCACTGCTCTTGATGGATGCGGCAGCCCCTACTACGGCGGCTGCGGCGACAACATATGCAGTAGCTCCAGACATTATTTACTCCCTGTTATGTCAATTACATTTAAAGCGCCGTCGCGGCGCGAGCCGAGTAGATGCGCTTCGTCGGTAAATTCGCACTCGGCATCGGGCACGCTCGATGCGCTTGTCGAAAAGATCATCGTCAAGTCAGTATCGGCATGCGCCATGAACACCTGCTTGCGCCCTTTGCTAGCCGGTATAACGTGATACCCACGCAGTTCAAGGCGCTCGCCATCGTTGAGGACCGTTGCATCCCCATTGAAGATAAGCACGGTATCGATCTTGATTTCTGCGCCAACAAGGGCGACTCCAGCCGGTATTCGTATTGTTCTGGCGTATGTGCCGGCGTGGATCAAGTGTGCGGTTTCGACTGGTAGCTGCGGCATTTCCAACAAAGCAGACTCAAGCCGGCGCACCTTATCCAGATTGTCACGGCTCATTGGCAACAAGGCCGGCGCAGTGGGGATAACTACCGGCGTCATGCCAGCCCCCGGAAAAACACGCGGTTTGTTTCCGTATAACCCGCTTTCGGCAAGACTTCCGCGAGCCTGCCACCGAATGGTGCGCTGACAAGTAATCCCTTAGCCCCCAGATCCTTGGCCAGGTGTTCAGCTTCGCGCAGCAAACCCAGCCCTGCACCAGTTTTGCGTGAAGCGCGGGCAACAAAAAATGATTCAGTCGTTGCAGTACACACGCCGTAATGTGGCAGCACACCAGAAATCAGCGTAACGAATCCGACTAAGTGCGTGCCTTGCCACGCGGCAATGGCGTGTAGAAGGCCCGCCGCTTCCATCTGGTGGTAGCTTTCAAGCTGTGCCATCGGCACACCGATACCAGCGATGGCTGACTCGTCAGCATATTCGGCCAGCAGTTGCGTGATATTCGGTGACTGCTCAATCTCTGCCACAGTCGAACGCCGGATGGTTAGGGTTTCCATGCTGGCAATTTATGCGCGGCGCTGATTGATACGCGCACCCTAGCGATATACTGCTTAGATCCTTAAGGAGGTTGTATCCATGAAATTCACGGTACTGCTCGCTGTGTTCGTCGCCGGCTGCGCGGCAACAAACAGTTACTCACGAGTAGCTGTTCTTCAGCACAAGGAAACAAAGCAAACAGTCGAATGTCGTTATCCTGAAGTCGCCGCCATACGCTTGAGTAGCCACATCGAAACTTGCATTGCCACCTACGAAAAAGCGGGATACAAACTACTGGCCGACTCCGCCTACCCCTAAGCATAAGGATCGTAGTCCTTCGGTTTGTTGCGGCCGAGGCCGGGCAGTTGCGTGCGCTTGGGCGTGTCGAGCATGGCCAGGATGTAGGCGCTGCCAAAGTCAGGCGAGCGGCCGA